TTTTAACTACCTGCTCAAGGTCTTTTTCAGAGAAATTCCTCTGAACACCTTGGGCAGAAGTTTGATCACCTGCTTTGAAGACGTGGATGCGTTTTGTAAACACCGTGTTTATTAGTGACCCATTGTTAGCATTTTACCCTACTTCTTCGTCATCTCAACTGCCTCATCCTCGGAGATTTTTTGGTTCCCGAAAGGTTTCTCCTCATCTTCCTCATCTTCACCCATGAGATCCTCCAGGGACATCTCAGGGGCACCTTCCTCGGGCATCTCATCCTGGAACCCTTGCAACTCTTCTCCAGTTGTAGGCTGCGCCAAAGCATCCGCCTGAGACTCCTCAGGAGTAGCACCTTCAGGGGTATCCATTACGTCGGCAGCAGCTTGCAGGTCTCGGGAAGCCGCCTGCTGTTGTCCAGCGGTTGGTTGTTGCGAAGACTCGTCACCAAAAATGGAACCGAACAAATCTTGGTCTTGCTTGGGGTCGAATTGAGTGGGTTGCTCCGATTCTTCTCCTTCTTTTTTCTCCTCGAGCTCCACACGGAAGTGACGCTCAATCCATTCCTTGCGAGGGGTGTATCCAGACTGAATCATCAGGGATACATCTGGCATTGTCAGGGAAGATTCCTCAATGCGGAACTCGCGGGTGAGGACCGGGGCAGCAACATCAACACCGAAGTTTAAATCAACGATCCAGCGAACCAGGGTCTGTGTCAGTGTGTGCGAGAGCATCTCGGAGATTTCACTGGCGCGAACGACGCGAATCGTGTTGGCAACTTGAGAGGAGGCGCGGGATCCGGCTTCTGCCCGGCCAGCTTCGTCTTCGCCGCAAACTACCAGGGAGATTTCTTTGTCGATGTAGTCAATCAAAGTTTTGAAAACATCCGGGGAACCCGAAGGAACGACAAACTCAAGATCGTATCCTTCCGGCAAAATCATTGCCGTTTCCTGACTCAGGTTGGAAAGATGACCGTAGAGTGTATCCAGTTCGCGGGTACTTGCCGACAGGGGAGCTTTTGCAACTGCAGTCGGTGTTGCGTAACGGTCGCCGTATAGCACATAGGATTCGATGGCACGACGGCGAAACTTAACAAGAGGATAAAGAATACGACCGAGAGCAGAACCATACGGGTCGCCATTGTGTGAAACCCAGTAACGATTAACAATGAATTTTCTTTGTGGCAGTTCCACACCTTCGAACATGCGGTTGAAAGTTAACACTCGCATCGTAAAGCCAGTTTGAGCGTCTTCCTGCTCCTGGAATACGAAACGGCGTTGGTCACGCATGCGAACATCAAACGGGATGACTCCCCGCTTGGTTTTCTTCCACATGATTTCACCGACCGAAAATCCGGTGATCATGCACTCTGCCATTCCCTTATAGATATCATCGAGTGGCATCTCTTCCAGAACTTCCGCAACGAAGTCCCGGACTGCCAGGTCCCCTGGCTTATCTGAATATTGCTGCACATACCATGGGCGTGAAGTCACTTCCTGCATCAACTTGCTGAAGCAACCTTGAACCTGCTCATCGTAGAGGAGTCGCTGATAGACGACTAGAGCACGGTTCCCGCCTTTCTGAATCAGAAGATCATCATTTGGGCGAACGATAGTGTTCCCCTGCCCCGTAAAGGGAGAGGAGCTACCGAACATGTAAATGGACGATAGATTATACGGGTCGCTTGTATACCTTGCGACTTCACCGGATGGGACTGGTGCGGTCTTGAATCTCTGTGCCATCCAAGTCTCTCGTGATTTGCCCTGTGTTGTTTAGTTTTACCCGGTTAGTTCGCGAGCGCGAATCGCAACGGTGGCTGAGGCACCCCGTTGACAGAATAAACAATGAAGACGCGATAAATACCATCGTCTCCTGCTGTTTGCCAGTCACCGGACACGCTCAGTTCGGTTAGGCCGGCAACATTCTGCAAAATGCTAAATTGAATAGCAGAGTTGATTTGCCCTGGGTCCAGAACTTCAAGGACATAATCTCCGATGCCATACTCTGCGCGCATTACACGCTCAAAGTAGCGGGTTTCAACCACGCTACGAATTTGCTGCGTAACAAGAGTATAGTCGGTACTGGTGGCGAGATTGCCATTGTCTACCGTCAGTGGGTAGGTAATCCCTCGGATCGATGGGGATAATACGACAGGATCACTCATCGGATGTAACGGCGTGAGATTTGAAACTCAAGAGCATTCACACGCTTGCGAACCTCTTCTTTTGTGAGATCACTTTCGACAACTTTGCGGATTTCTTTTCGAAGAATATCCAGTGTCATCGATTGGTAATAAGCTGGATCGACTAACGAGTCTTCTTGTTTCTGACCGGAGAGAAGGGAGAAGCAGAGCGTCTCAAGTGAAACACCCTGCTCCTCAGCCTTTAACTCCAGGTGAAAAAAGAGAGCCTCGGGTATCCGTAGATTTAGATCCCTATACATTGTTTGACTCTCTAGTTTGATCACTGGTTGGACTCACCCAGTCCGCGAATGTCGAGCTCTTCTTGCATCTTGCCGATGGCAACGCGGATGAGGTCGATTTGGATACGCTCCAGAGTCGGAACAGGAGTCACGAACACCTTAGCGTTCACAATACCGTTCTCGATGGACTCGGGTGGGTTGATGCGAGCATCGCAGATAACCTGGAAGGCATCGGCAGGACGCGCACCGAACAGAGCGCCACGGACATACAGCTGGTTCAGAACGCTGTTGCCGACAGAGATGATCTGGTTATAGATGACGCCGAAGCCATCGATAACGTTGAAGATCTGGCTGTCAAAGGCAGTACGCAGAGATCCGTAAACGATGTTCAGGATAACGCGAGTGTTGACGAACTGATACAGGCGCTGTTGAGCGTCGTTCTCGTTGACACGGGTACGACCACCCCAGATGAACACAGCGGTCTGCGGATAACCAGGCAGGGTGCGAACAGCGTTGCATCCTTTCGGGTTAAGCAGGTTCTGCTGAGCAGAGTTTATGGGGATTTGAGCGGAAACAGCGTCGGCCAGCTGGTACTTGACGCCAGCAGGCGGGAACTGGTAACCTTCGGCGCGGTAGCGACGGACAGCCACACCGGTCACATAAGGTGACGGGGGGATGTACTGGCCAGAGCCGTTCTCGATCCAAGAACCGTAGTAGGCGATGAAACCGAAGGGGTTGAAGTAACGCTGTGAGTCCTCGAGCAGGCGGTTGACATTGTCAACACCGGCATCAACGAACGCTGCCTGAGGCACACCGCTGAATCCAATGCCACGCAGAGCGCGGTCGATGATTTCGGTTGAGGTGATTGCGTCGAAACGCCACAGGGCGATCGGAGGAGTTTGCTCAGGAGTGAAGACCAGCTCGACTTGTGAGCCGTAGCAGGGCTGACCAACTGAGGTCAGGTCGCCGCCGATAGCGGGAATGACTACCCAGCTGTAGCTTGAGCCGTTGGAGGTCACGGCAATCTTGTCACCGATGCTAACGGCAGCACCGTTAGGAGCAAAACCGGCAACGGTAACATTGAAGTAGGTTCCGGTCAGGTACGAGATTTGAGAGTTCAGCTGAGCAGCGGTTGCGTTAACAACAACTTTCAGAGTTGAAAGCTGGGCGCCGTAAGCACCGGAGATTGAAGCAACGGAACCGTTAGCAGTATTCAGGGTTGCAACATCGAGAGTGGCAGCACCGAAAGCAGCAGGCAGAGTCAGACCAGTGTCAGTAGCACTGTAGCCTTGACCAGGGCTGTTCACAGTGGCGTTAGTCACGATGCCACCGGCCACGGTGATGGTCGCGGTCAGACCAAATCCACTACCGCCTCCAACAGCTTGGTTGCTGTAGATGCCGTTAACAAGGGCAGCACCAGGAGTAGCGACAGACAGAGTGGCAACAGGACCGATGGTTCCGGCCAGGGCTCCGTCATAGGTACCGATGAGGATTGCATCGATCGCAGGCACGAAGTAGGCTTCGGGCTGGAAGAATTGATCAACGGTAGGAACGCAATAAGCGTTGGTGACAGCCGAAACGGGTGAAATGGTCGGGTTGACCAGGTTCAGCTTCGGCAGGTATCCACACAGTGATGTGGCGGTCTTGTCCTCACCGTAAGGGGTGATTTGCTCATCGCCGAGAATAACAGAGCTGTTATTCAGGTAGATCGAGGAGGGAACGCCTGAACCAGGTGCCGGAGCGGCGGAAGCATCGGCGGCTTCGTTGAACACTGAGCTGGAATTGAACTCATACTTACGACCGCGAATAACCGGCAGAGTAGGAAGCTCAACCGAAGACACGGAGGTAACTCCACGGCCAAGAACTCCTGAGTACAGGACTGTTGGCAGAGGCATGATGAGACCAGCTGGCAGATTGATGAATGAATTAGCAGTGTAGTTCGCTAACGAGTTCGCCAGAAGGAAGGTGTTTACACCGGTGACCTTGACCCAGTAAGGACGGCTCACCAGTTTGGTGGTGGCGCTTACGAGGTTGGAGACTCCAGAGATTGTAATCGGATTTGTGAAATAGATCCGCTGTCCACTTGACAGACCGTGACCTACAACTGTGAACTGAGCTGCGTTAGCGGGGGTAACCGCAGGTGCAATCTGAGTAGAGGGGTTAAGAATGGTGCGGCTCACCCAATCCAGGACATAAGTGTCAGTGGGATCCTGCAGAGTTCCAGGGAGGTGCAGGGTGTTGACACCAGCGTTTGAACCGGAGGTGTTCTCAATCAGGTCGGAGGTTTGTCCGTTTACTGTTACAGGCAGATCCCAGTAAGGATCAGCGTAAGTCAGCAGAGCGGTATCGCCGGTCGGTGCGGGGATATAAACGGCACCGTTGGGCAGAGCTCCGAGAGCAGTAATCTGAGAAGAACCACCCAGTAAAACAACAGCCTGATAGATGCTAGAAGCGTCTGCGGCATTGGTTGCCAGCAGAATGTTGTTCAGGGAGTAATCAGAGGTGAGTGTCGTATTGTATGGAGCGGCAATCACATAGACTTCGGTTCCAATCAAGTTGACACCAGCAGCTCCGCCTTTAATGGTTACCGAGCCGTAGTCGCTAGTAACTGCGGCACCAGTCAGTGTAACCTTCTGGATGGGCAGAGTAACAGGCCAATATTGGTCGTTATCTAACTGGAAAACACCGAACGCAGATGAGCCAACGGAGGTGACAGTGTACTGTCCGTTGTCCAGCAGACCAACTTGAAGGCTATCAGCGACGAGGTTAGCTGACTCGTTAACAGCTACTGCGGCAGACTGACCAGAAACGATGGTCTGATACGCCAGCTTGTTGTAGGAAACGTTAGTGCCAGTCCACTCGTAAATGGCGTTATCCACCAGATACTTCAGGCCGGTGACCAGATTAGCGGCAGGCTGATGAGGAGTGTAATTCTCGTACTTGTTAACATCAGTGATCAGGAACGGACCGGGATCGGCCAGGGCCAGCCACTTGTAGTTGTTGCTAGCGCAATGAGCGGCGGCGGCAGCGCCAACCAGGGCGCGGCCATCAGCATCAAACTGAGCGTAGGCAGTCGGGGTGACCAGGTAGCCCTGATCTTGCTGACCATCGAACGCAGTAGCGATGCACTGAGTGTAGTCTTGGGGGACGCGCTCGATCTCAACAGATCCGCCAACGATATTGTTGATATCGTAAGCATTCTGCATGAACACGAAGTTGCTTCCAACTGGAATAACTTCGGTTACAACCGATACATTACCGCCGAATGTAGTGGCAGCGATAGTTACAAAGCTGTTCTGAGAGTTAGAGGCAGGGTCGATATCATTGACCAGGCCGCTGTCACGAACATAAACCGAAGCGTTAACCGCAGGGTTGGACTCGATGGCTGCGGCTACAGCGGTTGAGATCGCAGCGGAGATTTTACGGTTATTGGCTTCATCGCCGGCAACATAGTTGACGGGAATCACAACGGGGACACCCAGCCACTCGCCACCAGCGGTGTAACCAGTGGAGCCGTCGCCAGCAACCAGCTTCAGACCATTAATGGTCATTTGAACGAACACCACATTACCCGCGATCAGAGCGGAAGGCAGTGAGGAGCTGTTGATCTTTGTGGCGGAAGGCAGGAACTCGAGTTCAACGATCTGATCCGGAGTACCAACGCGAACAACACGCAGATCGCCTACTTGAGCGTTCTGGTAGAATTCGTTAACGCAGTTGTAGCTCAGGAGAGGGATACGACCATTGGGAACGGTCGAAGTGCCGACGCGAATCAGCTCTTTATAGTCGTTCAGCGAAGTGATCGCTACAGGCTTGTTGAAAGGGAAGCGAGTTACGGGAACATCCTCGTCAGTTTCGACGAGCATGTAAACAGTGCCAAAGTCTGTAACATTAGCGTTAGCAGCCAGGCCAGCCTGTTCATTGATATATACACCGGGAGCGCCAGGAGTTACCCCGGACCCGAGAGAAAATGTTGCCATGTTTTTACAGGGATGAGCCCTCTTTTTTCGGCTCGGCTACCGGCGAGGGCGGTCTCCGTTTAGGTCACCGTAGTGGCTGAGCTTACTATAGGGATTTTACCCGTTCTGAGACCCTGTAAAAGCTTGTGTGGAGTCGAGAGTGATCCCGTTCAATCGGTCCCTATCAACAACTCCTTGCAATGTGTAACGGTCAAGGGCCTCAGTGTATGAGGCTTCAGTTTCGTAGGGGAAGATGTTATCGTATGTTTCTGCGTTGACAGCCCCAAAGATAAAGTTCCCCTGAGAAAGAGTTCCGGCTGTTCCGTTTTGCCCGCTAATCAACAACTGAGCGCCAAGCGGCGGCAGCTCGGTCACAGTCCACTGGGAGTTTTGCTCAAGTACCTCGCGGTAAGAGAGCGAATCCCCGAAATAAAGGTAACCGAGTTTACGCCAGGTAAACTGTTGTTGAAACGGAACGGAAAGAGACATTAAAAGTGTCCTTGAGAGCGAGCGATGAGACGAGCACCGACAGAAGTGCCACGGTTGAATGCAAACCCTTGTTCTTCAGCAACTTGCTTAGCTGCTGTTTCAAGTGAAGCCGAGTTCTTGGGCACAAAAGCATCGCCCTCGAGCGACCTGTTTGAGAGTTTTTCAGTAATTTGAGCGTGAATTTGCTCCGGAGATGCAGGTGCTGCAGGAACACTTTCTTCGGAGGAGGTTGTCTTCAGCTCAACAACCTTTGGTTCCGATGCAGCGGTTTCTGCTGTTTCTTCAACAATGGAGTCTGTAGTAGTTTCAGTCGCCGGGACTTCGTTGGGTTGTGAAGTGGTGCTAGTGGATGAACGACGTGCCATGGTTAGCGTTTCCTAGATAGAATGTTTTTCCAAGATATTGGAACAAGTTTTTGAAGGGAGATATCTGGGACTCCCATCCAAGGTCGGGCAGGCCGACGACCGATTCCAAATTGATTGTCCGGGCCATAATCGGTGGAACGAACAAGAAATCGGTTTCCTCGAGTAAAAATGTAAGCCGAGTCGAGCATTGTTCCCGTTGCCCGCAGAATAGGTTGACCAGGATACCGTTTGGCCTTCCAAGCTGCGTATCGAGGGTTGAGTCGAGCCCACGGTCTTCCCGTGGTGGGATCAATCTCTTTGCGCCAGAAGGCTGGGTGGTCATCGAGAAGAACGGGAGTCCATTCTTCTTTTGTTGGCTTCCACCAATTGAGGTTCATTGGTATAAGGCCGTCGCCTTGAGCTTTGATTCGGATCACTTCTTCCTCTTGGCTGCTTTTTTGGCTTCTTTCTCTTGGTCTTCGCTGTGGGTTTTGAGAATTTGAATCATTGTTTGAACTTTACTCATCGGTTGCTCTTCCAACCAGTCGAGGGAAGAGTCCCAACGTTGTTTACAGAGGTGAAAGGCTACTTCGAGCCAATTTTCCACTGTTAGGACATTTTGATCCAAAATATTATCGCTAACCCACTGGAACATTCGTCGAGTTTGAGGAATTGTTACTAAGTCTAAAACTTCTGGGTTTAGAAGTAGACGGAGAACAAGAGAGGAATAGCCTTCTTCCTTCTGACGAAGGATTTGAGCTAAATAGAAGTCTTTTGGTTTTATCTCCCGTATGTGGAAGATTGGACCAGACCCCGAGGGCACCAGATAAGTGAAGTCCTCAAGGTCCTCAGCGGTCAGTTTGGGTCTTCGTCCTCACTGCCACTGGCTTCGGCTACCAGGCCGCTGAGTTTTTTGAAGTCACGGACACCGAGGTCGAGGATTTCTTCGTAGGTGATTTTGTCTTCGCCTACAATCAGTCGCTCGATGATCTTCATGCCTTTTTCAACATCGCCAGCCTTGGACAGATCTTTCTCCATGAAGACTAGATCTCGCCCTGTCATTTCGCGAACGGTAATCGTGCGGCCGTCGCTAATGGTAGTTGAGAAGGTTGAGAGGGAGGTTTTTGAGGCTTTCTTAGCTGAAGGTGTGGGTTGCACTGAGTCGTCGGAGATGGTACGCATAGTTTAACTGTTTTCAGTTTGATCTAGTTTTACCCGGAGATGGAATAGGCGATCCTCAAGGTTAAGGTCACCGCATCCTGCGGGTAATGAGAGGTATAGGAAGTTGGCCTCTTTCCAACTGAGTTCGGCATCCTCGAGCCGATTCATTTCGAGCCGATCTTCCACATCGTCAAGCCAAAAACCTACGTAAGTTTTACGAAAGTCAGGGTCTATCGGAAGCGGAAGGGTCATTAGAGGGCTCGCAACATGTTGACTGTTTCTTGAAGACCGAAGTATCGGGAGTTGTAAGCGCATTCCACAGAAGAGGGAATCACGCGATTTTTCTTATCGTAGGGGACTGTCAAGAAATAAGTGTCAATGACTCCCTTAAAGATTTGAACACCGACATTTTCAACACGGGACTTTTTGCGTTTCATCAGATGACTCCTTTTTTGATGGCTTCGTAGCGAGTGGTGAGTTTTTGAATGGCGCCGATCTCGGCAAGTTCGTACATCGAGTGCTCTTCACCGGACGGTTCGTTTTCACCGCCCGGATTGGACAGGGTGACGGTTTTTTCCTTCGGTGATTTGCGCAGGCGGTTGTCGATGGCAACCGACGAGAAGTAGGCACGGGACAGGGGCAGTTCGGGGATGCCCACTGCAGAGTGGAAGAGAGACCAGGTGTACATGTGAGCGATCTGGAACAGAACAGCAAACTGCTCTGCATATCGATCGGGAGTCATGAACCAGATCTCATCGTGGATGCTGAGAACGAAGCGAGCAGGGATCTTGTATTCCTCTGCCAACCAGTGCACAGCAGTGAGCATGATTGAAAGAATCTCCGCACCAGAAGATTGAATCGTCCAGTTCACGCGCCCAGTCTTAAAGTCGTCGCCGACAGCAGCGGGGCGCATTGCAGTTGAGATCTTGGTTCCGAGACACGGGAGCTGGGGCACCCGAGTCCTCATTGCAATCTCTTCCATGTAGTTGAAGCACCCGCTGTCAGAACCGCCCTCGTAAAGGCCATTGCGCATCTTACCTTTCTTGCCTTCGAGCATCCGGTAGGCGAAGTTCTTCACCTCAGTTGGAGACTTTTCTGGATACTTACGACGGATGTAAGTTTGAACGGCTCGGACGCCAGCTCCGTACAAGATCGAGAATCCAGCAATCTTGGCAGTGTCACGGTCCACGCCCGCGAGCTTCGCGAGCGCAGAGTGCGGGTCCGTGCCCGCTTCTTTAGAACCAGACAAAACATTGTAGCCGAATGGAGAACACCCAACGTGGCCACCCTCCCATTTGTCGGAGTAGATCGCAGCAATCTGCATCTCTTGACCGTCAAAGTCAGCTCCCACGATCTTCCAACCATCCGGAGCTTGCACTCGAGACTTTAGCTCGGTGCCGATGCGCCAGTTTTTCGTGGAGCACATTGTAACCATCAGGGACTCAACAGTGCGTCGAGTCACGGTTCCGTGACAGAGAATCTCGGGGAGGGTAACCAGGGCATCCTTACCGTGCGGATTGTGAGCACGCAGGAAGATGCGGTCCATGACTCGCTTGCGCACGGAAGTCCAGTAGCTGACGGCGTTTGCGATTTCAAGTGCGCGTTTGGCTTCGGGGAGGTCGCTGTTCAGGCGACCCACTTTCATGTCATCGACGAAGTCTTTACTCAACACACCGCCAACGTTGGCACCTGCACCTTTCGGGTGAGGGATTTTCGTAAGTGTGCCTTCCTCGTTGTGGAAACACCACCCCATATCTTTTGTGAAGATCATGGGGGAACCCTCCCAAGTTAGTTTCAGAAGTAGGTGAGATAGGTTGGACTTGACTCCGATTTTTTCATAGGGATCCTTGATGAAAGGGCGAACCCAGTTGGGAACATGGGCGTATTTACCTTTGACGGACTTAACCTCCCAGTCAAGCTGGGACATCCACGGATCTTTGGCAACCCAGCGCTCTGCCATGCCATGTTCCGCAAAGTAACGATCACGCCACTCCTCGTAGTATGCCCACACAAGGTCTTGACAAAGTTTTGTCATTTCCTGGTTGTGTTCTTCAAAGACACGCTCCACATTTTGAATCCACTCTTCCCATTGCGGGACAAGTGGCACGATGGAACCGTTTAGGTGATAGTGGCCGCAAAGCGCAACGGGACTCGGAGTTGCATCAAGATACTTGGGCCAGAGTGCCTGAAACAGTTCAGCAGTGTAGAAAGCGTCTTTGACGGCGTAGTCTACGGCTTCCGTTAGCATTTGACGGATCTGGCTCAGGTGGGTTGCCTTGACGAAAATATCTCGCACTGCTTTGTCGCCTGCGCCGAGAGGTTGCGCGTTGTCTCCGAAAAACTTACGAACTTCGTAAACGTGGAAGTTATATACGGCTACGAGAGAGTTGGTGGAACCTTCGTCGAGCCACTTGGGGGCATACCTCAGCTTTCGCTTTTCTTCGTCAGTAAGGTCCTCAGGGTTCTTACCAGCCAGAACATATAGCCAGCGCTGGCCACTGGCAAGACCAGAAACGCCAATGTGTGCAGATAGGGTGTCAAAATAGAAGTTTTCAGGTTTGGTATTCTCGAGCGAGTAACCCTCGCGGGCACGTACGCGATCGTAGCTAATGTTGTGGCCGGGGATGAAACGCCCCTTGCCGACAGGAATCAGTTCATGTTGATCCCACTTGTCTTCCGGAAGAGAAGGGTCGATGAGTTCAGAGGCAAGCCAAACATAGACCGCTTTCGCGCTCATCGCCGTGCCGATAATCGGGAAAGCACCACCATGCACATAGGTCTCGGTGTCAAAGGTGAATGCTTTCTCAAGGGGAAACGGAACGGACTCAGTCTTCCACTTGTTGCGAACTTTTGTGTAGCGGGTCCAGCCTGGTTTGAAAATCAGGGCTTCGGTCGGCGGCAGCTCTGGCAACTTTGCAACGGCAAAGTCATCGGCAAGCAGTTTGTACTCCCCGATTTGTTCTTTGGCGATAGCGGCAAAGTGTTCCTGCAGGTCGTCGCCCTTTAACTCAGGCAACGGCAGGGGACCGTCATAGAGGTGCTCGGGATAGTCGACAGGAGTTTGAATATCAAACTCGCTGAGCAGGTTTTCTGCCCTCTGTTTAGCTAGCCGGCTCATTACTGGAGCTGGCTGTTTACCAAAAATCCGGCGATGGAGGTCTTCCCCAAGCACCGGATATCCGAGATCTGTTAAGCGTTCTGCCATAGACGTTAGGTTTTGCATGTTTTTATTATAGGGTGGTTTGCCCTCGGTAAACTCAGATAGCGTCGAGCGGGGGAGGTACGGGGTTGTCCTCGACCGGGTAGAGCCAGCTGTTGTTAGGGATGTTGGCGCGACGGGGCATCTGGGCCCAAAGCGGCTCGCCACCTGTGGTGGGATCAGGGGTGATCGCACCGATGGGGACAAAGAACCCGGTCCCGCCCGGGAGGATTGCGCCCAGGACGTCACCAGCGGTGTAACCGGTGCCAGGGTTCACCAGGGTTACGCTTGAAACGAAACCGGTGATGAGGGGGTCAGCAGTGACAACGATAGTGGCAGTTGCACCAATGCCGGAGCCACCTGTGAGAACGGCTCCAGGGTAGGTGCCGGGGGTGTAGCCGGTGCCAGGGGTGAGCCATTTCCCGTTTCCGCCCAGGGTCTGAATGGGGCCCTGAGGGGCGGAGAAGGAGTGTACGGAGTACTGGAATCCGGCCGGATCGCCGGGGTTCACGCCGTAACCGTTTGGCTGGAGTCCGGTGTAATACTGCTGGTAATTGGTGGACCAGCCCTTCATGGCAGGGGTCACGCCAATTTGGTCAACACTGGTCACCTGGATCTGAGCAGCGATACCTGGGGCGGTCCTGGGGACATTTCCGAGGGCGATGCGGTCACCAACGGTGAACATGCTTCCGCCAGAGGTGATTGCGACGGCTGTTACAATGCCGCCGGCTACGGTGACAGTGGCATAGCCGAAGCTACCACCACTGCCGCTGCCCAGGTATACACCGGTGTAGGTACCATCAGTATAGTTTGTTCCAGCAGTGGGGATACTAACGGCATCGACAGAGCCTACGGCACCCGCCGTTCCTACGGACAGGTTTTGGTAGGGGTAACCGTTAAGGATGACATTCCCGTAGTTTTCGAGTTGAGTAGGAGTTAATTGCGCAGCTACCGCTTGCGCCATTTTAACTGTCCGTGGGATCATTGCGCCACTCAGGATATATAGTTTTTTACCCTAGAACTCGCAATCCCAACAAAGTTTTCCGGGATTTTCATCATAGAGGCCCAAGTTACGAGCTTCATTAATGGCGTCAAGAAGACCGCGATCGTTCTTTAAGCGGCGATGAAGACGAAAGCGCCAGGTGCAATAAGCTTTGGCGTTGCTTTCGTTGGGTTTCTCACAGTATTTACCGTAGTAGGATTCCACAGTTTGAACCATTCCGATGCCAACTTTAGCAATTAAGTGGTCAACGGGATCCAAAGCGTGACTGTGAGGCTTCTTCACTTTCGAAGGAGAAGAGTTTGAGTTCAAACTCTCTAAGTCCACTAGTTCCATAGGTTTCATCTTTGTGTTTACGGTAGATTTCGTAGGAGTCGAAAACTTTTGAGAAGTTTAGGGGGCGGTCAGACGGGGATTCCCTCCAAAGCAGGATTTCTTGGAGAGACAGTGGTACATCAATGTCCCATTGCTCATCACGTGCCCCGTAAATCATGGGCAACGCATCGTTTCTCCACCACTCCACAATGTAGTCAATGGCTTTAACCCAGGTCTCAGGGTCGGTAATGTGAGTGTCGTATTCCTCGCGGATCCATGCAACGTGTTCTTTGCCTCGGTTGATTACCAAGGAAGCAGAATTGGGCAATTTGTCAAGGTAATATGCATCTTCCATACCGTCCATGATTCGTTCATAGACTGCGGGGAACAGGAATGCTTCGGATGCGAGGCGGATATCGTCCGCATTCACGCACATGTGACGGAGTATTGTGTCAAAGATGCCAATAGTTGTGGCAACTTGCAGGTCAGTGGTTGAAGACGTGGGCTTGAGTTCCGCTGGCATCTCTTTGCGTAAAAGCGCCAGTTCTCTTTCGAGCCGCCGCACTTCACGTCCCATCTCGCGTTCAACTTTTGTTTTGTAGATCTCGGACTGGGTGACAATGTTTTCGATTTTGTTCTCAAGTTTGTCTACTTCTGTGTCCAAGGCTTCAAGACTGATCTTGAAGTTTGAGAGTTTTTTCCGGAGGCTAACTAATCCAGTTTTGGTTGCGGAGGTTGCCCATAGTAGGTTATCAGTTGCCATCAGTTCATCGGTCGGTAGGTTGCTCGGAGAATGTCGTTGGGTACATCGATGATGTCAACGTTAAAAGCATAGCGGCTGTCGGGATCTGTAAGCAGGTGGAAAGATCCTTCAAAGCGCTCGCCATCTTCAGATCGCAGATAGCTGTTTCCGGGTGTGGGCGGGGAACAGAGGGCGATATTATTCTTAAATTCAGGGTTGGCTTCGACCAGAGCGGTTACGATGCGATCATAGATCGCGCTGGTCGCGGCCATTTCGTGGTCGTTGGTGATCTGGGCTTTGATTTCACCTTCGACGGGCTTCAGGATGGAAGCCACGCCGGTGTCCAGGGTAATTTGAATCTCGCCGTCTTCGTCGTCGATCGAGAAACTCACTTCGGTGGCTGCGAACTCAATCTCTTCCGCATCCTCATAGTCGCTAAAGCCCCATTCCATCAGCTCGTAGAATGATTGTTTCAGTGTTTCCCCGTCGGGTCCGCCCAGAAAATTGGCAATCGCGTAGAAAACTCGCGGATTGGCCAGCAGGCGATCAACGGGGTAAATAATGTCCGACATTTTAAGGCTCCTTCAAGTCCAGTATAGCGCTTTTGGCACTCCGGTAAAGGCTCATTGCGGTTTTACCCCGGTGACCTCGTCCAGATTGGCAATTTTGATGCCCTTGCCGCCAGGCTTGCCTGGTTTTGTGGTTACAGGGAACAGCTCGACCTTCTTTTTGCGTGGATTTGCCCAGGGAACTGTGTATGATCCTTCCCCGAAGAACAAAACGGTGTTCCCCTCTGGTACAAGGCGTTTGCCCTTGGATGTTACCTTAGCCAGGTCCTCCCCAGCAATTGCCATTGCCTTCAGCTGGTCGTCAACGGTGAAAACTACCAGGAATTTTTTGCCAGACAAGTCATTTTCTTTCTTTGCCAGTAGCACTTCGGTGTAGCCATCGCCAAGGGGACCCTTATAGTTGGCAGGAATTTTTCGAAGGATGCCGTCACTGGTCACAGTGATGACTTTTTCATGGCGCTCAACGATGAGGCACCCACGGGGACCCTTTGCTTGCTCAACGGTTCCTTTTTTGGTGTCAATTTTGAGGAATTTTGGCTTGCTTACCGTTGGTTGCTGCTTTATACCCTTCTCTACAACGAGGGAATCGGGAGCGTCGATAATCTCGCTGCGACGTTTCTCCCCATGGCGCACCCCAATTGCTTTGATTTCCTTGAGCATGTAATTTTTACGGGTTTTTTCGTTAGAGATAAGACCCTTAAGCTCTTCGATTCTCGCAATCAGGTTGCCTTCTTCCGTTTTCAAATCCTCGGAGTCCAGGTTGGTGAGGGCACGCAGGCGCATGTCGAGGATTGCACGAGCCTGGTCTGCTGTGAATTTGAGTGTGCGGTTGCTGACTAGCTCAATGAGGGCTTCTTTTGGTGACGCAGCGTTGCGAATGATCTTGATGACCGCATCGATTTTATCGATTGCCTTCAGGTAACCGCGAACAATCTCAAGGCGTTGCTCAGAAGTGTCTAATTCTGCTGAGAACTTGCGACCCAGGCAATCCAGTCGCCATGTTTTCCATCTTTCAATAAGTTCACTTGCAGAGATCTCGACTGGTTTTGTGCCGTCAATAACCAGCGTCCGCGCCGAATACTTAGTGTCCAGATCGGTGAAGTGATACAGTTTTCTCCGAAGCAAATCGGTGTCTGTATTGGGTTTTGCAACCACTGCGATACGGTCGCCGCTGAGATCAGATTCATCGACTACTTCTGCGATATTTTCGAGTACGCCCTTTTCCAGTCCCGCAGCAATTTGCTCACCGATTTTCTCAGGGTTGGTGCCTGCTGGGAAGTTTGTGAATACCAGTGTTGATCGCGCTTGTTTCCTGCCCGTTCGGACTCCCTCAGTAATTTCGCAGCGAGCACGCAAGCGTAGACTGCCGCTGCCGGTGCTGCAATAAGAATCAAGTCCTTCGTCTCGTACAATGTCACAACCTGTGGGGAATGATGGGATTAACGGACTGTTGTTAACGACGGCATTGCAAATGTCGCGCAGAGAATGTGGGGGAATTTTTGTAGCGAAGCCAACACCGATTCCTTCCTGACCGTTTAGCAACACTGTTGGCACTTTTGCATTTAATTCGACAGGTTCTTGGAACGAACCGTCGTAGTTTGCTTGGGTGACCCAGATGTCGCTGTCATCAAGCAGAGCGTCCCATGCGAATGGTGTGAGTTTTGCTTCCGTGTAGCGCGAGGCAGCGGCACCGTCGACGGAGCTACCCCAGTTGCCTTGGCCGTCGATTAGCGGGAGGTTATTATTCCAAGGGGCTGCGAGCGTTACCATCACTCCGTAAGCGCCACCGTGTGGGTGCAACTTACCCATGGTCTCCCCTTCTACTCGGGCAGATTTCATGTACTTGCCATCGGGTTTTAGCCCCAGCCACTTCA